AGTAGATAAATAGGTTGGTGAGAAATAATAAACTCACATCTTGTTGTTTCGTTTCCGTTGCACGGTAGGTCGGCGTCTATTCAGCTTAGGTTTAGCCTTAGGTGGTGCCATACGATTAGTTGCAGAATATCCTTTAGCTTGTAGATACTGGTCGATGGGTATATTGCTTTGATTACGATTCTGATTCATGGCAAGTCTCCGCACCATTGATTCCAATTGGTCGACTCTGTGGTTATCACGATTGCTTTCTTTCTTAACTTTACGGGCAACTTCATTCTTTGGCGCAGGTTGAGGTTTAGACTCGTTGAATGCTTTAGAACCGTTTCCAAATAGATCTTTCAACCACGAAATGGCAGTGGGAATGAAAGCACCGATCGCAGTGGCTATTGAACCAAAGTCGTTAGCCGCAGCTGGTAATGCATCGGGTCTGTCATGAAATATACCCGCAGCCATTTGTAAAGCGGCGGGGTCAGGCTTAGGCAACATATTCTGGAAAGGCTGGAGAGAGCTCGTGAACTGGGGTTGAGCTTCAAAACCACTGAAGGATTTAATGCTGACGTAAGGGACAGAAGATAAGGTAGTACCGACTGTAGTCGGCACAGTTATACCTTCACAGATAGTGATGGCCCAATCAAGATTGTTCCACGGAGTATCAAAAGCTTGTGCATACCAATAAGCAAGAGCACCTCCAGCAACAGATCCATCGGAGAAGAGAGGGGCATACAAAAACGTATTGCCAATATTAGTTCTGATCAAGCTAACGTAAACACCATTCGGTGGAGCAGGGAGGGTGCCTTCAAATGCTCCTTCGGGGCTGACCTCAGACCAATTGGCTGTAGGGTTAATGTTCTGATGTACAACGAAAGCACCTTCACGAAGCATTCGAGTAGACCCCTTCGGACTTAGGTTAATAACTTGCGATGAATTAGTTGGTAGAACTCCAGATAAAAGAAAATTCGGAGAATTATACATACTTGTTATGGCGGTTATACTGGATACAGGACTAACCTGTAAACATTGTATGCCGAATCCGAAGGTAGATGATTTGACGTTGGATCTTATAACTTCATACCCGTCCTCGTCACTGATCTTAGGTAACGGAACTTTCATGCCGAGAGCCGTGTAAAGTGATCGAAGTGATGCACGATCATTAGCATGGCTTTCGAACAACGCCGCCGCATTGTTTACAGCTATAATATTAGGTTTGAATTTAGCCGTAGTAATTTGACCTTGGTTGTTAAAGTCAGTCGCATTAAGGTAAAGCGTCTCAGATTTATAAGTGTTCCTCACCATAGCAATGTCTGTGGTGAAGTTGGCCCAGTTATAACCGGAGTTATTACATGATGGGGCAGTAATGTTAGATACAGCCGGATACGTACTGGCAAGAGCAGTGTAATTGAGAGGTTGGGTGTAACCAGTATTACCGGCCACCGTCACCTGCATGAAATTGTAAGTGGCAACTTTACTACCAGATGGGTGCAGAAACAACATAGTTGATGGATTAACTTGGATCGTGGTAGTTGTGCTTGCAGGGAAACTGATAATAGGAGCAACCTGGTTCTCACCTTTAGTTTCGATACATACGACATTCGGTGCCGACGCATCAGGTACGCCACGGTATTCGTCAGGCATAACTGAAGGCGGGTGGGTATACTTCTTCACGAAGGCAGCACCTTCCGGCGTTTGACAACAGATGTCAACGCCTTTAAGCTTGGCAACAGTGGTGGACATAATATAAATTGCGATTGAGTTGTTTTAAATAAATTTATGAATAAAATAGGTAGGAGCAGAGATGATAAATAAATGAATAAATAAATAAATAAATAAATAGATGTATAAATATGCTAGTAAATAAACAAATAAATAGATAGATGAGTAAATACTGATTAAGATGCTCTACTAATTATGTTAACTTGTTTTGAAATCACAAGTAGATCATTGAATCGCATATTACGGCTTTCTTTAAGAAAATGGAACAGAAGGCGCATCTGGTCATGTGTTATATTGTTGGTCATGAAAGTCTGTTTATAAAACTCAGCTAGAATAACACAACCTTCATATAACTGCGTCTCAGTCTTGACTGCTGAACAGCGTTCTTGCACGGACTGCAAGGCTTCGCTGAAATGCTTTTCATCTCTGTAGTTCTTTGACAGAAATTTTGCGGTATATCTTAAAACATCAGGGAATATTCCTTTGTTTGTAAGAACCCAGCCAGCGAACTCACCAATATTGGAATTATGCAGTTTAAGACCGTGACTAGTATAATTTAATATCTTACGCGCCTCCGGTAGTAAGACGCATCTGCGGCAGCACACAGCACTATCATCTCCTTTGAATAAACCATACTGGAAATCTTGGTAATCAAACAAAGCAAAGCATAAGGCTAGATTACCTAAAGTATTTTCACAAATTGTGAAAGGATTACCACTAAATTGTTTTTCGTGTCCGCGAAGTATGGTATTTCCAAATGCGTTTCTATAAATCATTTTCCAGTCAAATCTAATGTCTTCGAACCACGTCACAGCATGTTCAGGCATACCCATAAATCGAAGTAAGGTGGAGGTCATCTTAATAAATGGGGAGCGGAAACTAGAATCCCACTCGCTGAAATCATTACAAGTATAAGGCATATGCTCCGAGTTCTTGATTAAATCGAGGTAGATATCATTAATCTGAGCCTCAGAGTGATGGGTGGCGAGCAGAATTCTTCGATTGGAATGCTGTATAATGGCTTTAGCTTTATCCAACATAGTGCGAGCGTACGCTGCATACATAATGTTAACCTTTTTGCTGAAGGCTGCGACACCTTGACCCACTTTGTCTGTCGCATCGAATCCATTCTTCGGGGACCATTTAGTTTGTCTTTTGTTAAAGAATGATAGAGTGCCATCTTGGTCAGGCTCAAACATAGTCGTTATTTCATCAGAAGTGCAACATTGTTCCTTCATCTTCTCATCAAGAGACTCATAATAAGCAAAAGCATTCTTGAGCAATTCTTCTTTCGTTGTTCGAAAACCGTTTATTATTTTATTAATATTACGGCTGTTACCAGTTAACGCTTTACATAATCCGTTCATAAGAGCAGAGTAGGTAAAATTGGTTTCTCTTTTATTGCGAGACTTGATCTTATAACCCCTAGCATACCGTTTGGCCATCGTTTGTATTGTGGCGAGAGTCGAATCTGAAACTTGGTTGATGACGGATTCTACGTTGGACACTCTATGAACGATTATATCTCTATCTTGAGGTGTGATTTGTTCTTCGTTGGTCTTGAGCAAACCGTCTTGTATAGGGCTGACGTCGCAAATTTGGTTATACGCATGAACTCCAGTATCAGTATTAGATGGTCGTATAATCTCAGACACAATGTTCTCAGCGATGTCTTGGCTCGATGTGTCATCGGCCACTTTATCATTAACGGACTGCATTGGAAGAACCACCGCATCCTTAACAAAAACTTCATCATGTGAAATTAATTGTGAAAATTCTTCGTACGTGCTAATCAAGGTGGCGTTGAAATTGTAAAATCTTTCAACGGATTGTGTTTCACCATATAAAAATAAGCGTTTCGTGGTTCTGGTTAACGCGGTGTAAGTTACGGCAGTGTTATTGACAAAGTTTGACAAAACAGCTGCACCATCCACATACAATATCACGTCAGTTGTTCGGCTGCCTGTGTAAGTGGTGACCGTGGATACATTGACTCCTTTAGATTTAAGTTCCTCATATGTGGTATTGTTGTAACATATTGTTTTAATGCCGCATTTAGCGATATCTATAAGACTTGATAGTTTATACACCGAGATTTCGACTTCAGAATGCGTTCTTATGTGCCAACCAAATTTCTTATTAAGAAGATTGGCAATATCGATTGGTATTTTGTACACGTCAATAATGTTGTTGCGAATACCTAGTTTATCAAAAGTGGTGTACGTGGAAGTGTCGAAATAATTGCTAAACGGTGTCTGTTCAATATCACCGCACAAAATTATATTGCTAGTAGGAAATGTTAATTTTAGCAATATGGCATATTCTGCGCAAAATTGAGAAAGTTCATCGACTATAATAGTTTGCCCAGATTTGACCTTAGCGGTGAAAATAGCATGCTGTGTGTATGATCTCACACCTAGGTTTTGGTGGCGCAAAGATAGCTCTTTAGTCGGTGAAACAAAAATAGCGTCTGGATAACGTTCTATCAGCTTGGTGGTTTTAGACGAGCTGGCGTAACCCGTATACGCTTGGATTGATGCCCTGCAATTTAGTTCTTTTATCTTAGGGTCAAATTTTGACATATCTCGGAAGAAACCTCTTTTAAAAGATTCCAACAATCTTCTGTTGGTAACTATGGTATGCGACGTTAAAGCAACATGATGGGCGTCGTAAACGGCTTCGAAAGTACGATAATTTTTATCGGGATGATATCCGACAAGGAGAAAATATCGTTCAGTACCCACGCCTGGTATAACGGTATAGGATTTAAAGTAAGTAGCGAGCTCATAGACATAATGGGGATCAGCGAACGTCTTGGTAAGTACATGTCCACCTAAATTGAGACGTCGCTTGGCATAACTACAAAAATATTCGGTTAGTTCCTCTGTATTGACGTCTCGGGCCGCATCGTTAATAAGTAGATCAAACTTTTTATCAGGGAAGTTGCTTCCATAACTAGTGTTATAATTTTGGATGGTGATTCCATCAGCGCACTGAGTAAAAAGCGCACTATCGATGCCTTTATATACGGATGCATAAAACTTCGGATAAATATCCATATCCATACATTGGTCGAATATCATGTTGATCAGATAGCCAGGAGCGGCAGACACATCGTGCACACTTGAACCGTCGGTGATCAGACCGGCCAGGTCAAACGCTATCGGTTTGAATTTATCGATTGATCCGCCTCTCATTATGCATGAGTAATGTTTACCTTCATACTTGATCTTCTTGTATGGGGCGTCGCCATAAAAGGCGAGCGTTTTATTTTGCCCGTCGACGATCTCAACTGGAATATTATAGTGTTGAGATAATATAGGTATGACGTCAGATGAAGCGTCAGTGTCCCATTCACCTTCATGAATGTAGGCAGTGACAATTTTGATGTCATATGTCTCTGCCAGTTTCTCAAAACAGAGTTTTAACATTGCACTCTGCTTAGGTTTACTTTCTCGTGGCATGATATCCCAGAAAGCTTTCATAGCACAATGTCCGCTTTTAAAAACTCGAGGGAAAACAATATAATCACTGTTAATATTGACAGTTTTGACTAATTCAGTGTCATTAGATTTGATATTCGTGCTTTCATCGTCCAACCGTATATTTAAGGAGGCGGTTATCTCCGTATCATTACTATCAATAGATGTGACCGATTGCCCATCTTCGGAAGTTAGTGGTGTGACGAAATCACCAATAAGGCTGACGTCAGTGTCTATATAATCGTCAGGTATTCTTTCTTTAGACGAGTAATAAGCAATAGTGGGGTCGTGGTATACATGAGTGTTATTGTATATTTTATCTTTAAAACGCACGACTTGCCAGTCATTGAGAAAGTAACCCATACCGTCAGCATCGGTTTTATTATTGCTGTGGATAAATCTATTCAGGTAATTCGATGCCTTCTTCAATTTATCCCCGAAATAGCCCAAGGAACTTAATGTTTTAAGTTCGGAAAAACACTGCGAAATCGTCTTAGTTCTATCAGTTCGGTTGATGGCTCCGATAATGAACAGCGATAATACGATGTCCCTATAGTCGTTTTGGTGAACATCCCAGGCTCTCCTATAAACAGAGCTGCCTATAGTGATTTGATGACGGTATCCGGACGCAACGGCAGCAATTTCGACGTATTTATAACTCTCATCCTTAGCTCTCAATGCATAAGCAAGAACCCCGTCAACTATATGAGCGGGGACTATGAAATGTTGTGTCTCTGCATCGCTTTGTCGGTAACGGAATGAGTTCATAGCGGCGTGCACCATATCAGGTACACGGTAGAAGCCCTTCATGCGGCTGGCGATAGGCGCCACGATTGGCATGACGCCGATAGATGAGCGAACTCTTTGCATATTAAGCACGTGTAACGGTCCATAAGTTCTCGCATGTTCAATTGCAATATCGAAATCAGGGCATACTATTTTACTTGTATTGGCGTATGCCATCCATGTATTCTTGTCATGGACGTAAGGTGTTGAAAAATCATCAAGAGTAAATACCAGTTTGAGCTTATCGGTGCTATGCGGGTACACCCTAAATCCATTTGTATCAAATTGGTCAAGCTTCTCATCATATAAAGTTAAGGGGATATAGATGTAGGCGATCAAAGTATCGATATCATGGTTTATGAAGATTTTGGCTAAATCATCAAATTTAACGTCGTATAGTGAATGGACAGCGACGCATTTATCCGCTTTAAAGTAGCAGTTTTGACTGCCTTCTTTACACTGAGATAGCGGTTTAGATATTCGACCGTGTGCATATCTCTTTACATCTTCAGCCCCCTTGTTGTTGGCGACGCGGAATAAGTCGCGAGTGTTGTTTAACAACAAGCAGTTATGATGGGCCTTTAATTTTTGGGACGTTGAGTCACCAATGGTCATGATACTATGACCTTGAGCCGCCCATGCGACGATATTGTTGTGGGCGTCATAGTTGCTGTACTCATTTAAGACAGCAAATATGGGATGTGAACTCTCAAGAAGTCTACCGTTCGAACGCTGAAACACATGTCTCGGCTTAAATATGTCGTTCAGGACCTCAGATTGTTCTTCTGTCACAAAGTACGAATGACGAAATGCGCTGCTAATCTGATTTTCGAGTTGTTCATTAACAAGCTTCGAACAGATTGCTTTCACACCGTCATCCTCTTTAGCGAGAGAATTTAAATTAATATTAATCATATTTAGAAAATACCGCACTCGGATCCAGTACTATCAGAATATGTA